GAAAGCGACCATACTTGCTTCCACGCCCCGTCATCTAAGACGTAAGATTTTACCCCTACATACAAAACATCATCATACGGCTCGCTAACTTCCTGCGCCTCATAAACGTCAAAATCGGCAAGGACGTCTTCCGTTAATACCAATGGAAAGCTGACGTTTGGGTTGTCTTGCCTTAGTTCACGCTCTGAATATGCAACAGCGGTGCCATCAGTTACTTTAATAAACATTATACCGGCCTCAATCCTATTAGAAATGCCTTACCTGTCGCGCTCAGCGATACAGTCCCAGATGTATAAGACCCTGAGCTTACGCCCGTTAAATACGATATGCAGACATAAGGGTCTGGAGAATTGACTAGTTGTGATGTGCGAAAAATAGCGGTGTAACCAGCGGGTCGAGAAAATTGTGATGCGCTTGCTCCCCCAAAGTGCCCGGCAATGCAAACAACGATACTGTCATTTGATGTTAGCGTAATGCTGCCTGGTTGAACCGTTGTCCCTAAATTGCTGAGGTCTCCAATATCGTCAAAAACATAACCACGAAATGCTACTAACCCCGCCGAACAAGTATCGGTCGCGCCAGCACTAATGCTTACAGTGCTGAAACCCTCAGAGTATGCGTCATCTGTAAATGCAAAAAATCTCGTGCCTGTATCGTTAAGTCTTGAAGTAAACTCACTCGGGGTTGATATTAAGTACCCAGTATTGTCCTGAAGACCGGCGGCAATAAGAAGATCGCCATTTTCTGCGCTAGCAGAGGCCACCGTAAAGCTGCTTGGTAGCGTCACCTCCGCCATTTCATCAAACCCAATAAACCCAGTAACTCCTGCCTCTCCAGAAGACGCGGCCCTCAATTTTTCAGAGCTAAAAGCCATTATGCTGTATCGCCAATATGAGAGCCGTACACGGTGGAAGCCACCTTCCATAACGCAACTACTGTGTATCCAGATGTTGCTAGCGTTGGGGCAGAGCCTCCAACCCAGCTAACGCCTGACCATGAAAGAGTTCTGCTAGATCCGTCGCTAATCATCATTGTGATGGCCTGCCCGTTCGCCATGTTTGTCACCGAGGCGCTTGAGTTGGCGGTTAGCGCCCACGTCTGAATTGACCCATTATCAGGCTCGACGTTATATGACGTGCCTGAAATTGTATAAACTTCTTCTGTAGGGGTTCCTGTGAGCGATGGAGTCGTAAACGCCCCGTTTGTGATTGCCATGCCGGTAACGGTGGACGTGCCGTCTAGCAAATCATCAACACTGTCCCAGTTGGTATTTAAATATCCACCCCAGGCATTATCATCGCCGCCCACTACCGGCTTATTGAATGAGTAGGATGTTGTTAAATTAGGCATTACTTATCTCCAAACTTGGATTGACTCTATGACGCTTACCCAGTCGCCCGCCGGTTCATTTTTATTGTTCCAAACGGAAGACGGCTCCGCCTCGCTATCCCAAAGCAATCTGCACGAGCTTTGCATTATACCATTGCCGCTGATGACGGATGCGGCAAGTAACGGATCGCCTACTGCGTACCCGCTGACCCAATAATCTGCCTGAACGTAATAAGTCACTTGTTAGTTACTCTATGGTATGTAGGTTATTGAGTCTGCTTTGATTCTAACAATGTAAACATCTGGTGTATCAACCGACGCGAATCTGTCGACATCAGAGTCGTCGTCATCAAGGTAACGGTGACGTAACGGGCATCCTTGAGACAGCCACGTTTTAATCTGGGCGTCTGTCATTGCTCCAGTAATATCAGCGTTGTCTCTTGCTGTGCGTGTTGTTGCTGTTAATGTGGCGCTATGAGTGTCAATACCAAGTTGTGCAACGGTTACTCCTGCGTTGTCTAGTGCTCTGTAATCTACAGACGTAGTTGCAATTACAATAGGGGGATCAAGAAATGATCCGTCTTGGTCTCTGTATGTATTTAGTTTTGTTTCGATGCTTAAGTTACTGTAAGCGGTAATTGTTTTGCCCAGCCAAGGTTCACCTGTATCAATGTAGCTGTACAAATTGTATGAATTAACGCCGTAGTTACTAGCAGTAGATGCATTAGTCAAAGCAGAGCTAACGGCTGTGTCTTCGGTAGCAAGCGTTGAATCACCGTACCAGTTGTACTCTTGGCTGACGTTAGTTACCGTCGCCTCGCTAGACGTACCGTTGAAGTCAGCCCACAGCGTAATCTCTCCAGACGCAGGAGCATTGCCTAAACCGTAATACTCGCTTAGGTTAATAGGGTTAGTCCCGCCAAACTCTGTTTGTACAGTAGACATAGCAAGCGGTTTAGATGTTGGTATTGGCATTACGGAGTTCCAAACGCAGTAACATCATCAAGCGCAATCGTTGCTCCGGTCGTTGTGATCTTAAAAACAGCAGTGCCGTTGTACTCAAACAACAGGTCGTTTGTGCTGAGCTTTATTTGCCACGAGCCGATATCAACAGTTGTTGCCGTTACAGCGGCAAAGCTAGGGCTATCACCTGATTCATACTTGTCATTGTTTAGATTTGAAAAGTTGTTATCCACTTCGGTATGGGTCAATGCCGACCCTTTTGTGTTTCTTAGCGTTATGGTTGACATCAGTCTAGCCTCACTTTTAAATTCCCAGCTAAAATTATCAAAACATCGCCGTTTAATATGTTTCTAGGTAATGCCGCTTGGTCGTCGTTTGGGTCTGTAATTTCAGACCACGCTAACAAGTTGCCAGATGTGGAGTCGTCTAGCAAACCAATGTGCGTTACCAAACCCCAATCACTTGCGGCCTGAGCAAATTCTATGTCTGAAGATGATGATGCCTGGGTCGGCGTTGTTCCGGCAACGGTCATTGAGACAGACTGACGTGAATACCCAGTGCCAGAAACTTCAGTCCCTATGTTGCCGTCCGTTGGGCTTGATGTAAAAAGCCCCACATATACGGAGGCAGGAGGCACATAAGATGTCCCGCCAAAAACATGGGTTAATAGCTTGTTTTCAAGATAATTTGATAGGCTCATCCTAAGCCTCTAACTTTCAAGGTAAGGCCCGATCCAGACATAGATGCCTCGTGCCCGGAATCGTTTACTCTTTGCACTGCAGCAGAATATAACTGCGCCCACACAGGTATTCGAGCGTCATCTGCCAAAAATGGGGCTGAATGCAGCAGGGAGCCGTATAAATATACGTCTGGGTGATTTGTAAGAAGCCAGTTATCGGTGTTTTGTTCGCTCAATGCCGGAATTTTCTGATAATAAAGCAGTTCGGTTTCATAGGTGCCGTCTGGGGTTGGGAAAAGCTCAAATCCTCTTTCTGCGTGGCAATAAAACCCAGGCTCACCAGTCGCGTTCTCAGCCCCTTGGCGCTTGTCTGCCATTGACGCCCTTGAAATTAGGTTCAGCACCCTTGTGCCTGTTGACGTTATGTGCAGCCTGATGGTTTCCACCCAATCGCCTGGTCTGCTAAGGTACTGAGAGTCTGCGTTAGCCGTAGCCCTGTTCTCCATATAATAGTGCCGAATATCTCGGTTAATTTGCGCCTCTGCAAGCGAGATAAAGCTGGGAATCGTAGATGTTAAGTCATCCCTATTTAGCCAGCTTGCTATTGAGGTTTTTAGCTCGGCGTATGTCGTTATGCTCATTCCGCAATCCTATAAAGGTTATTTCCTACCACATAAAGATAAAGGCCCGCTAACGCATAGATTAACCAGGCGGGGAATGGAAGGGTTACGAGCAGGGCTATAACGCTAGTCTTTGCCAGCAAAATAGATGGCACTAACCCAAGCCTCCCAATCAGCCAATTAATTAAAGGATTGCGCTCTGCTAATCCTTTCTTGGCAATCGCGTAGTACGTTGTTGCTCCGTCAAGTATTTGCAATGCTATTAGCAAAAAAATCATAGCAGTACATTGTGAGGCGTAGCCACAGACAGAGGGTCGATTAGCTCAATTCCCTGGGTCGCCTTAGACTCCTCAGAGCCATTCGGGGTGCCATCAGCCCCAGACATCCACTGTATGCACCACTGCTCCCAGTTGCCTCTTGATACAACCTCAGAGCCGAGCCAGAAGTTAGCATGGAAGCGGCTGTCCATAACCGCCGGTGTTACTTCATTGCCGTCCTCGTCTAGCACCGCGGGGGTGATGACGTGAGGGCCGATGCGTGTCACCGTGTTACCACTGGCAGGGATAATGGCCCCAGAAGCCTCCACAGCCTCCTGTAGCACGTTTCCTTCCTCATCCAATACCTCAGCACTGCCTTCGTTTTCGTGCGTTAGAAGGCCAACAGAGAGGCCCACAGCGTCGAAGGTAGCCTCGTCTGTACAGCGTACCATACAGTGGAGGACTCCCCCGCTCACCTTAGCGAACACGGGGGTGGCGTTGTCTTCAGCATCGACTACGTGGAGCCGACCGCTTTCGTCTGTGAAATAACTCATGTAGTTAGCTCCTGTAACTGAGCGTTAGTTAATCGGCGTGGGTAGTACTTGATGGACTTGATGTGGCCGTTAAAGTAAGTAATCGCTTTGTCTTTGCCGACAAACAGCGTATCAACACTTGGGATTGTTCCGGCTGTATCTGTTGATGGTGTCACTCCG